TTAAATGCTTTTTTAAATAAATCTATGTGAAATTGTGTAGCATAAAAGTTATGATCATACACTTCAAACATACTTTGTTCAGCATGTCTTACCCAAGGTTTATCGCCTATTAGCCTACCCAAAAAATCAGCAGGATCATAAGAGCCAGCATGCCATAAGCCACCGATTCTAATGTCCACATTGAGTAGTTCAGCCATGTAGCGAAGCTGGATAACAGTCGGGTTCCAAGCGTCTGTATATAGGAAATAATCTCCGTCATGTATTTCTCCTTTACAGAATAGTTCTCCTATCTGTTCTAGTTGATTGCTTTTGTAAACATTAGTTCCGCCAAAGTTGAGGAACGCCCCAGGTGTTGTAGCCTGAGGCGTTTCTCCCCCACTTATAACTACGACTTCTTTACCTGTAGCATTATGCAATAGAGTAGGAACATGTTCCTTCCACTGTTTGGTGTAACGTGTATCTACTGCTTCAATGTCTACAATGTAAATTGTCATTTAGTTTTTCCTTTTATAATTGTTATTATATTTTGGTCTCCGTGGGCGGTAGTTACTACGCTTACTCGCCAAATAAGCTCGCCAATTTTCATTGGACTTGTTATAAAGGTGAGCAGGGTTGAACTCACGGAGTTCAAAGCGGCAAAAATCCAAGTACGCATCCAAGTCGTTGAAGACTCGAGTATACGCATCGCGGTTAAACTTAATTGCCATTTTATTAATCCTCTTATGATTATCACTATTGTGGTTTAGGGTAAAAAATTGAACAGCCATTTTCGCCATCTTCGGCAACATCAATTTCTACAAAGCGGCCTGGATACTTCGCAGAAATCTTTTCATACAATTCGTCAGCGATCATCTCGCACGATTTGTAATCCAACTCTAAAACGGACACTTCACTGTTGGTTGTGTCTTTTCCAGTATTTGTTTCTGTATTATAGAGCCTTTCGAGCCAGCGTTTGAACTGGATGAATTCGATGTCTCTATCGTCATGGAACACTTCGATACGCACCCTGAAGTGGAAAATATGACGATGAGGATAGCCAAGAAAACTAACATCGTCCCAATCATTTGTTTTAAGTTTTGGATCATCTAAAGCGGCCGGATATTTATGTATTCCTTCTTTACGGAAAGTCACCCATATGCTTCTATTTACCTTACTTTCCATGTAAACTTTTTTATCTTCTTCTCTCATTTTTCTCATCATGTAGTTGTGATAACTTTCTTGTTGTTCCATTATAGTATACCATTATTCTACGGGTTTGTCAAGTGTGTATTTTGTCCAATCTGTAAACTTTTCTCTGTCTAACAGATCATGTAAACTGTGACACCACACACCTGGATTGGTTGCCTTAAAGTCTTTATCATCAATTTTCAACATAGTGTTGTAGTTCCACTGTTTCACGTAAGGCACAGGAACGCGAAGTTGTGGGATAAAGTTTTCGTACTCAACTAAAGGACCGTCTAAAAATTCCTCTGCGGCAGTAATTGGAATATCTAAACTACACCAATAGCCATCGTTGAGGAATGTTTCAATCATTTTGTCCCATTCGTTGTAGTAATCATATGCTGAGTTTTTTCTCTCATGCGGTTTGAAACTGTGATTAGCACCAAAGAAAATATGTTTTTCATCATCTAGGTGCTGACGTATAACACTTACATCATTTAATCCTGTAACAAATAATGTTTTTAATCCGTAAGCAGGAGTTTTTTCAACTTCAATGCCTTTAAAAAAGGTAACATTATCTTCGGTTCCAGTTTCGTAGTCTCTTTTCATTGCTGTGCTTCTTCTATTGCTACAATACGTTCTTTAATGTGTAATTTTTCTTTTTTTAGTTGAGTTAGTTTTATTGGATCTGTACCTAAATAAGGATTAGACAACCTATCGATTTTAGTATCTAGTTCCAAATGTTTTTGTTTAAGATACTCTAAACTATCCTTGTTTGACATTATGCCTCCTGTTCGTGATATAGTTCCTCTAACTCAGCCAATGCTTCGTCGTTTGGATCGTTGAAGTCTTCAATACCACCTGTTTTTTGTTCTTCTTCGAACAAGTTATTAAACGTATTATTTGCTACACCACCTTTAAGTCGCATACCCATCATGTTGTTTAACATAGGTTTTGCTTGTTCGATCATTTCAAATGGTTTTTCACTAGCAAATAATTCCTCTACAAAGCGATCAAAGTACAATATATTACGTGGTACCCAATCACTAAATTCGTCACTCATATCTGAGTCTTTAATTTTACGCCATGCTCTCCAGTCTGGCTTAAATCTAGCAGTTTCAATATCAGTCAAGTTATTAGCACGTTGTACTGCTACGATATGACAGTATGTGTTATGTGCCATCATTAGTGCGTAACTAAAACTATCCCATGAAGTTTTACCTTCTTTGCCGATCTTGTTAAGCATACCTGGCTTGTACCAACATACGTCACCTTGCGTCATTCTGCGTCCAATTTCACTCTCAAATGGAAACGGAATGTGGAAGTGCTGACTAATGCTTTTATCGTCAGGCGCTTTATCCATAATCACCGACCAACGCTTGTTTGTATGCTGTGCGTTAGTATAAACTAGTCCATGAGCAGTAGCAATAAACGGTGAAGCACAATCAAATGATGCTGTGAAGTTTTCATTTACTGTTTTACGTACTTGACGCTGGATGCTAGTTAGATAGCAAGACCAATCTAGTTGTGCTGTTCCTAAGAAGTGCATCCAGTCTCTATCTTCTAATAGTTTTTCATCACGTAGTGTAATAATACGTTTTAGTGCAATTTCCATATCACACATGTTCTTACCACCCATTGCCCAACCTTCTGTTGGAAGATGTTTAACTGCTTGATACCAAGCATCGGCAGTTTCCCAGTCTGAACCTTGTAGCACATTTAAGAACTTTGTATTACCTAATCTATTATCAATAAAGTATTTGTTATTGTGGAGAGTTTTATCTAAACAATCTTGAAAGCTCTTTAGTCCTGTCTTAGGTGAATGAATATGATCACTAGCCCAAGTCGGAACATCAAGTAGCATTGACCAGTCTGCTGTTAGCTCTAACCAATTAAGAATATTACTACGAGTTTTATCTGCCGCGGCACCTTCAAAGTTATGCCAGTCAAATTTTAGTACACCTTTACCAATCTGATAACCACCTGAGTCACCAACAATAACTGTATTGTTTCTATCACGTTCTTGAATCATACTATCTTGTTTAATAGTTTTATCTAAGTCAAGTTGTGCGTGACCCGCAGAATACAAACCGTACTTGTATTCAAAGTACCCTTTGTCTGCGTTTAAAAAGTTCATACCTTCAATGCCTCGATCGAATCCTTTAGGTAAACGATCTGCCGGAACAAATTCTTCGTATCTTTGTTTAGATATGTATGTGGAATAGAAAGTACTAATAGCAGGCAAATACACTGCGTAGTCTTTCTGTAATGGTGTTAGTTGTACTGGTGCTTTCATATTTTTAATTTCCTGTAATTGCGAGATAAGCCAACCAAGGTACAAGCCAAGGATAAACTAGATGTTCTATAATTTCGTATATAACTAGTCCTGTAAGTAGTATTGCCCATATTCTCGATGTCTCTGCTTTATTGCTAACATAAGTAAACACCTTTGAATGAAATCTACCTATCCTATCTATTATACCTGGTTTCATATATTATTTAGGCCGCCTGTGCCGGAATGATATATTTGTAATTTGCTAATCCGCTGTCTAGTTCAATCTGGATAGCACCATCGTTTGATAAGCTCATCTTAGTATTATTAACATCAGCAATCTTAAGAATAGCAAGAATTGGAGCAACCGGCCAAGTCCAACCGCGATCTAATGTACCTTCAACATCAGTAGCAAAGATAAATTCACCTGCGTGTGAACTTGCGTCACCAAAGATAAATTTAAGATTACCTTGATCAGTCTTAGCAAGGAATGTAGGATGTTCTGGGTTAGCACCTGCTTGGAAGTTCATACGTTGTACACCAGCAAGTGTAGGAACAATAGTTACGTTCCAATTAGCACCACGGAACTTAACAGTTTTCATCTTTTCATTAATAATTTCCATGTTCATGAAACGATAGTCGTTTTTAAAGTCACCGTTTTTGTTTTCAAAGTGAATACCTACAGGCATAGTTTCGCCGTTGCGTTCTGCTGTAGTAATATTAATTTTAGCATCTTCTTTGTATTCACTACCATCTAACAAATACTTTAGTTTGTTAAGTTGCGGCATACCAAAGATACCAATCATATCCGGATAAGGATTGTGTGTAGTTGCTTCCATGATCACTGAACGATCATCTGCCATTGAAAAGATAGCAGTGCTTTCTTCTTCTCCTGTAACTTTTACAGTAGTCAGAAAGCCAAGATTCTGTGTATGGCTAACAATGTCTTGTAAAATGTCTTTCATTTAGATTCTCCATAGTTCTATTATACATTATAGTACGTTTATTTAGGTTTGTCAACAGTTTGTTACTCAAAATCAAATAAATTATTGAACGTATTGTCTTGTCTTGTGGAAGAAATATCCCAATCCAAAACACCGATCAAATTTCCAAGTTTTTCATCGATAACTGTAGTTTCCATTGTTGCGTCATCGAATGGTAACTCTTTAAACCATTCCGGTAGTCTAAGTTCGTCTACTGGATACGCAACACTTGTATACCCCATTGGGTTATCTTTTACTTTACAAACAATAACTTTAGCACCGTCTGTAATAGTTTGAGAATACTTGTCTCCATTCATGCGTTTTAGTGTATTCCAATTAATACTAGCACGAACATGCCCAGGCATATTTGCCTTACCAAGTTTCTTTTCTTTTGCTTGATACTCTGTAATCTTGTTAGCACGTTTAGGAGAACCTTTCTCCCAACCCGGACGTCCGTGAAATTCTGTTCTAAATTCTGTAATGTAATCAAGAACATCTTCTTTAGGTTTTCCGTCTAGTACCATTTCAAGTACATTTTTAAGAAAGTCTTGAATAACAACAGGTGTATCAGAACGCTTAAGATCAAGACCCATTGCTTTAATCTTGCCTGGTTTTCCATCTACATCAACACGGAAACCTTCCATGTCATAGTATAAAACAGCATAGCGTTTCTTAGTAATAAAAAGTCCACTTGACGCAACAACTTCACGACCAGCGGCAATAACTTCACCACGTGTTTTCGGACAATGAAACTTATCAAGCATCATCTTAGGAAAACTTGCGGATGCTTCATCTGCTATCTGATCATACAGTTTCACGACACTGTCTTTATCCCAAGGAATTTGTCCTTTTTCAATTTCAGTTTTTAGTACATTGTAAGCACTAAAGTATGAGGAGTCAGTATCACCATAAATGATTGACTTACCTCTATAATCATATTCGCCTGTAATAATCTCATTGATCTTTGCGGCCATATGTTTAACAATAGTACGACCAGTTAGTGTAGTACTCTGGCCAATACGGTTATCAAAAAAGCGACACCCAGGATTAAGAATAGCACCGTATAGACTGTTAAGATTAATTTTCTTAACCAGCTGTCGTTTGTCCCAGTATTCAATTTCAATTTTATTTCCTGCGTCTTTTGCTTCTTTTAGTTTGCCTTGCATTTCTTTACGTTCAGCATACCAACGTTTTAGTAGTCCAGGTATAATACCTTCTTTCTCGTAAGTAAAGATAGTACCGTTAGCACTTAGCATCCAAGGCTGATTGCTTTCAAATATTAAATCATATATTTGTGCGCCTGTGAGTGTATCACTGTTGCCATCTTCCCAGTCGATGACAATTTCTTTTGACACGTTCTTTTCCATGACAAGTTCATATTCTAAACTACCAAACTGTCCTTCCCAAGATGCGGCAAATGACTTTTTATTACGAACCATTTGTTCTTCGATAAAGTTTTTAGTATAGTCTTGACGTAGTTGTCCCACGATAGTTTCAGGACCCATATTCAAAGCACGAATAGCACTAGGATACAGCGAGTTAATATCAACAGATCCAATCCATTCATGAATACCTTTTTTAGGATATGCTACATAAGCACCTGCCGCAGGCTCACTGCCTGGTTCACGTCTTATGCGGTTAGGAACAATAAAACCACGTCTGTGTGCTTCGTTAATAATACCTTGCTCTGTAACAGCAACAGCACCCATTGTTGTTTGTAGCATAACGGTATTTTCATGAGCAACTGTGTTTGCTAGATCTAAGAACTTTAGTTTTTTGTCTAGTTTATCAAGTAGTGCGGTATCTTGTCTGTTATATTCAATAAACGTTCTAAAGTCATTGTTGTATAACTGATCCAGTGTACCTTCGTAAACAGTTTTGTTTTCGCCTACTTCCATTTCACCGATAGCGTCTAGTCGATATGTGTGACGTTCTTCATAGGTATACTTACGATACAGTTCTAAACTATCTAAGTGTACACGACCTATAAAGTCATATGTAACACTCTTACGTCCAAACTTTTCAAACTCACGCTTCTTAGGCATTTGATTCCATAGGCAAAAACGTCTTGTATCTTCTTTGCTTAGTACTTTTGTTACACGGTTTACAGTGTACGGAATATCAAAGCCTTCGCTGTTCCAACCTGTTAAGATATCTGCGTCTTGAATTAGATCTAAGAAAGCATCAAGTAGTTCGCCTTCTGTATCAAACAAGTATGTGTTTGGGATACCTTCAATTGCTTTTTGTGCTTCTTCCATATTCATCGTCTTTGGCGGAATTGCTAAACAGATTAGTTCTTCCATCCATTGTAAATGAACAGCAATAGATGTAATAGGCATAAACGCATCCTCTGGCGATGCGTAACCACGTTCAGGATCAAAGTCAACCTCAATATCGAAAAACGCAACATTTAATTTAGGTGCGTCTTGATTGAGATAGTTATCTTCTAAACAACGGAATATTGGATTGATGTCGCTTTCAAAAAGTTTTTTACTGCTGTAAATTTTTTGCTCTTTGTGAAAGTCTTTTATGTTTTTACAAGTAACACGATTTAGAGGTTCGCCATATATGCTGGTGTACTTTCCTCTAGCATCGGGATAGTAAAATAGATATCTTGCGGGGTATTCTTTAAATTGACGTTTACCATTTGTGTCTCGTTCGACTACATGGATAGTGTCTGTATCACGATTGTAGAACGCATCTACATAACTCATATTGTTCTCCTATGCCATTTTCGGTTGACAAATACCTAGTGATCATTTATGGCTGATCTTACCTTTCTCAATCTTATTTATTACCACCATCCAGCGGCAACACCGAATCCGAATACGTTAACACAAGCAAAGTAAGAAGTTAAAAGCATGATCCATGCCGCACCTCTACGCCAACTTGCGTATACTTGTGTTATACTTCCTATAAAAAAACCTGGATATACTATAAGCATATTAGGATCTTTTGCGTTAATAGCAAGTGTTAGGCTTGCTCCAACTGTAAATATAAAACTAACAAGCTCAAATCCAAATGCTGTTTTATCAGAATGATAACTGTTTAACCAAAAGTCTACTACAGTTTGTTTCACGAAGCACCGTTATCGTCAGTAGGTAAATGATTGGTAATACCAAGAATACCTTCAATTTCTTCCCATTCTTCTTCGTGTGCTTTCCAATCGCCTTTATGAGCAATCTTAATTGCTTTGTTAATAATACTTGGTTTAACTTCTAATTCTTCTGCTACTGCCTTTACTGTATCTTTAAGGCCTGCTTGTAAATCTTCTACTTCTTGTAGTACTGTTGAGCCTTCTTTAATTAAACGATCTAACTTTGCCTTTTCTTCTGGACCGTAATGTGATCTTGCCATTATTTTCTCCTAGTTAATGTATGTATTATATAGTCATAAAAAAAGGCAGTCAAGTATTTTTAACTGCCTTTTTTACCAATATGTGTTTTGGATTATTCTGAAATTACAGTTTTGGAAACGTCCCAAACTCCACCGCGGCCTTCATAAACTTTAGCGGCGTATGCTTCTTGTTTTACACCACCTTCTGTAACTTTGGAAGCGGCAACACGTTTTGCCCAATTCCAAATAGCAGTGTCAACAGCATAAACTTTCATTTCACCATTGCTTTCTTTTACAATCTTAATAGCATCTAAGAAGCTCATTGATTCAGCAACTACTTTTTTAGTAGCAACAACTGATTCGTTCTTTTTAGATTTCTTTTGGAATTGTGGAGGTACTACACCTTTCTTAGGCTTGCCACCTTTTTTCGCATCTTTCTTAGCCGCAGGCTTTTTACCACCTTTAGCAAGATCGTTTTTACCTTTGCCATCTTCAGCATAGTCTGG